TAGTAATTACTTGTCATAAGGAGTCGCGATGAGTGCGAGCAACGGCGTCCAGCCCGGCAGCTCCGGCCGCCTCCTGCGCGGTCAGGGCAAGATCGGCGGCGCGCAAGAGGCCGGCGACCGCCCGGTTAAGCACAGCGAGCCGCACGGCCTCTACGTCAACCCCGACGGAGGCCGCTACTGCGTGGGCTCCGAGTCAGGCTCCGTCGCCCCGCGCGACGGCGCAATGACCCAGATCGAGGCCTGACACCCGAGTACCGACACGACGCGGGCCCGGGACGCATCCGGCGCCGCAATCCTTCTCTCCCCGCAGAAAGACCGGCGGCCCTGTGACGCGCATCGAGCTGAGCGACGGCTGGGAGGAGCGACTCCAAGCCGGGGTCACAGCCGTCCTCGAAAAGCTCGCAGCCGGGGTCGAGACCGACGCCAAGGCGATCTGCCCGGTCGACACCGGAGACCTCAAGGCCTCGATCGGCCACGAGGTGCGCGGCAACGAGGCCCGTATCGGCAGCAACCTGGACTACGCGGCGGCCGTCGAAATGGGCTTCCACGGCGTCGAGCACGTACGCGAGTACCGGCGCAGCGACGGAACCCACGTAAGCGCCCATGAGCGGCACGCGAATCAGCCCTCCGAGCCGTACCTGCGCCCGGCCCTCTACCGCCGCAGGAGCGCCTGATGCCGCACCTGCTGATGCACCTGCTGGGCTTGGACAACGTGTCCGGGCCCTGGTACGCCTTCTGGTCCGGGTTCGGTTCGGACATCAGCGAGTTCGCCCTGATCGGCGCCGGCCTGACTTTGTACCGCAGGCACACCTGCCACGTGGACGCGCCGCGGTTCTGTTGGCGCCCGGGCGTCCACCCGGTTCCCGGTACCCCTTACCGGGCGTGCAAGCGGCACCACCCGCATGTGCCCGAACAAGTCACGGCCGGCCACATCGCGGACGCCGCGGCAGGGGCGGGCCGTGACCACGACTAAGTACGCCACCACGACCCGTGCCGCGCTCGCGTGGCTGGCCACCCTGCCCGGTCTGACCCCCGCCATGGTCGGCGACAAGCTTCCCGAGGACAACAGCACCTGGGCGGCCAGCGGCTTCGTCACCGCCAAGGGCGTGGGCGGCACACCCGAGATGTACGTACCCCTGCGCGAGCCGGTCGTGTCCATCGACTGCTACACCGCGCCGCCGGCCGGGTCGCGCGACGCCGACTGGAACCAGGCCGAGAACCTCGCGAACGCCGTTTTGGCAGCCTGCCAGAACACTGCCAGCTTCGGTGCGCGCCTGGCCGGCACCGACGGCTTCCCCGACATGCGCGTGCTGCAGGCCCACGCCCTGAAGGACCCGCGGCCGATCTTCGGCGACAAGTCCTTCTACGCCCATTACCAGTTCGACCTGCAGATGTATTGGATCCAGCTGCCATGAACGGGAACTGCTACGCCATCCACGGCCCGAACAGCGGCAGCCCGCTGACCTACGACGGCCGGGTCATCGCGCACAACGACCGCGCCGAGATGGAGTTCCTCTTCCCCGGTGCGCGCATCGTCGAGATCGGCTCGCTGATCCCGCCGCAGGACCGCATCGCGCTGCGCGACCACCCGGACATGAGCGCCGTGTCCTTCCCGCTGCGCCGAGAGGACTTCCGCTGATGTCCAGCGCCCTGCGCACCGTCTACGTCCGCATGACCCCGACCCTGCCGTACCTGGTCGACGACGAGGAATACCTCGACCTGCAGCGGCAGGGGCTGCTGATCCCCGGACTCGGCGACACCCCCGCGCTCCCTCCCCCGGCCGCGCCGACGGCGGCTCCACAGACCGTCCCCCCAACCTCGACCGCAAAGGAGGTGCCGGATGGCAGCGCCGAAGAAGAGCCCGAAGCTTACCGCGGCCAAGACCCGCAAGCTCCCGCCTAGCTCCTTCGCCCTTCCCGGCAAGGGCAACGCCACGGTCAAGGGCGCCAAGGGGGCGTACCCGATGGACACCCCTGGACGTGCCCGCGACGCGCTCGGGCGCGCCAAGGCGAACGCGACCCCTACCCAGCAGGCGACGATCCGCGGCCGGGTCGCCAAGAAGTACCCCGCCATCAAGGTGTCCACTCCGAGCAAGAAGGCAGCACGCTGACATGACTGTCACCACGACCAACCTGGTGCTGGGGCCCGCCACCCTCTACACCGGCCTGTTCGGCGCCGTCGAGCCGCTCGACGCGAGCGTCAACTCCGTCCCCGGCGCCTCGGCCTGGACGGACATCGGCGGCACCCTGGGCGGCCTGACCGTGTCGATCGACCAGACCTACACCGAGCTGACCGTCGACCAGATCGTCGACTCGGTCGGCCGCCGGCTGACCAAGCGCGAGTTCGCCGTCTCGACACAGATGGCCGAGCCGACGCTCAACAACCTCAGTGTCGCCACCAACGGGTCCACCTCCGCCTCGGGCGCCACCCAGAACGGCGGGACCTACCAGACGTACGAGCCGCTGTTCGCCACCAGCGCGACACAGCCCACGTACATCGCCCTGCTGATCGACGGGTTCAGTCCCAACAGCCTGCGGCGCCGCTCCATCGTGCGCAAGGCGCTGTCCACGGCGAAGGTCGACGCAGTCAACGCCAAGGACAAGCAGACCGCGTTCACCGTCACCTGGAACGGCCACTTCGTCTCCTCCTCCATCGCCCCCATCCACGTCGTCGACCAGCTCAGCTGACCGGCGCCTTCCCTACCGTCCCAAAGGAAGAACCCTGACCATGGCCGCCGCCAACCCGTCGCGCACCCGGACCAAGGCTCCGGCGCGCAAGACCACAACCGCACGAAAGTCCGCTGCCAAGCGCTCCCCCGTCGAGCCCCTGGCAGCGGACTTCGAACCCATCGAGCTGAGCAGCGAGGCCGACAGCAACGAGGAGAAGCTCGTCCACCTCTTCTCGGTCGACGGCACGCCGTACCACGTCTCCGCCGCCCAGGACATCGGCCTGGCGCTGCGCTACGTGAAAGTCGCCACCACCAAGGGCCAAGAGATCGCGATCCTCTGGCTTCTGGAGAACGTCCTGACGCCCGAGGCGTTCGAGGCGCTGACCTCCATCCCGCGCCTGAAGCCGGAGTCCCTGGCCAAGGTCGCCGCGGCGATCCAGAAGATCCTGCTCGGAGGGATGGAGGTCCCAAAAGCCTGATACTGCCCCGGCTGGTCGAGGTGGCGTGGATCGTCGACATGCTCGACGACGTCGAGTCCGATTTCAGCCGCTTCCACCACATCGACGACATGTACGCGATGCCGTCGGTCAAGTTCTTCCGCTTCGCCACCAGGTTGGTCTTCTACCGGGGAGCAGTGATGGCAGCCCTGCAGCGGCTCACCGCCGCGCGTGCGCAGGAAGAGGAGCAGGCCGAAACGCCTGCGCCTGTTCCCGCCGTCGCGACCGGTGATGTCGTCGTGCCGCCCACACGCGCCGCCCTGGCGGTATCCGATCTCGGTCCCCTGCTGAGTTGGGGGTGATCAGGTGTCCGACGAAGACGGATTCGAGATCGCCAAGGCGTTCGTCACCCTG